ATCATTTTTTTTGGTCTTGAACGATAAAAAAAACCCAGCGACCTGCTTTTGATCGCTGGGCTTAATAATTAGAAACTATTTCTTCATAGCTTCTTTAAGTCTAGCCAGATTGTATTCTTTCATCTGTGCTTGTTTTGTTACATCTTTTCCAGATGACTTAGCTCTTGGCATAAACTTTTTACCAAACGCTACTTCATATGTCAGAAGTAACTCATTAACTATCATCTCTGCTCTTTTGATGTTTAGATCCTGTGCATCTCGTCTGAATATTAGCTTATCTACATTCAGCATAGAAATCTCAGTACCTACATCTTCTCTCATAGCATTCTTCATAAGATCTCTTGTCTTATCAGAACTAGCTATGCATTGATCAAGATGTCTTTGAAAGCAACCGATTATACTATTAGCATTCCATTCTGCTAACATAGCCCAATCTTTCTGCTCTGCAAACGGCGTAATTACATTTTCGAAAAATGCTTTTACACCAGCTTTTATATCAACGGAATCCAATACTGTATCCATTGAATCTAATCTGCCGTCACTATAATCAGCAGAATCTACTTCACTAGCTAACATATATCTCCTTGGTTAGTTGATTTATTTCACTGTCTAATTCGATAACCTTATCGTGATTACCTTTTACAACAGCTTCTTCTCTTAAACTATATAGCTCATTGACTCTTATCTTATTACAGTCATCAACTATTAGTTCATAGTATTTTACATAGTCCATTATAACCTCCTTGTTAGATTAACTATCATCCAAGTGCCTAACGCACGGGGACAGGGGGTGCAGTCATCACGAGGCAAAGCTCAATGATACAGTGCGACACAGCGCACCCGTAGGGGTATCACCTTTAGGTGAGGCGCTGATGTCCCTAGCACTGTTCATTGAGGCAAACTCGTGATACAAGCACCGTTAACCCGTGTGTGTGGGGGGACCCATAGCAATATATAAGCGACTGTCCAAGCAAAGCTTGGTAAAGTAGGAGCTTATGGTTTACGAAGTAAAATTGCGTATGGGGTCAATAGCGTAGACGGATGTCTACTCCTTTAGGGGCGACTGGTAAGTCGCAACCATATATGGTATTGTGAGTTCGAAGAACAACTAAAGTGTCGTAATAATGCTTGACACCAGTAATTTAGGACACTACGTACTTATAGGAGTAGAATAATAAAGTTATATGAAAGATGATCTTACAGATAAGCAACGAGCATTAGTCGATACTATCGTATCAACAGGGTGTAGTATAACAGATGCTGCAGAAAAGGCAGGTTATTCAACACAAGTAAGTAAAGAGTCAGCGAGAGTAAGTGCTTCTCGCACACTACGTTTACCAAAGGTACAGAGTTATATGCAACAAGTAGTAGCACAGACTCTAGGCTTAGGCGCAGTAAGTGCGAGTAGGAAGATGATCGAGCTTTCATCAGGGGCAAGATCTGAGTATGTCCAACTAGAAGCATCTAGGGACATCCTTGATCGAGCAGGATTAAAAGCACCCGATCGAATAGCCCACAATATACAGGGGGATATTAAGATTAATATAGACTTATCTTGATAGGCGTTGGTATGCCACCACACCGTTAAGACTCGCAGAGTCGGAGGGTGGGGGCAAAACTCACCAGCTTTAGCTGACGAGGCGACTACCACAGACAACAGAGGTCAAAATAGTATTTCATGGCAAAGAAGTTTAAAGATAAAGTTACCCACGAAAGAATCCCCAAAGGTACGTCATTAGGAAGACATCCCAAAAAGTCTTCTATGAACAAACATAAAAGACGTACGTTTAAGAAGTATAATCGTCAAGGCAGCTAAGTGCGTTTATAATATTTTTTTTTAAGTATAGGTTCGCCTTTCCCAATAACAATAGGAGAAAGCATGAATTACAAAGTAAACATATGGCAAGGTGACAATTTCAAAAGAGAGATTGTATATTCTGCAAATAATGATATACAAGCAATACAGATGGCTTCAGCAGCAACACCAGATGGATGTAGATCTACATTTGAAGAAACAAACGAACAGGAGAAACAATGCCCTACGGTAAAGGAACCTATGGTTCAAAAAGAGGAAGACCAAGCAGTAGCTTAAAAGGTAAACAAAAGAATTTACCAGCTAAGCTAAAAAAAAAGATAATGGCAGCTAAGAAAAAAAAGTAATGGCTTCCAAAGAGGAAAAAAGACATATGGATGAGGTAGCTCAATTAGGATGCTATATTTGTAAAGCACCTGCTACCTTGCACCATATTAGAAACAATGGTTCTGGTAATGTAGGCATGGGTAGAAGATCTTCTCATTTTGAAGTTGTGCCTTTATGCTATGAGCATCATCAAGGTGGAACTGGGATTCATTTAGACAAAAAAAATTTTATTAAAAAATATGGTACAGAAAAAGAAATCCTTGAAGATGTACTATTACAAGTAAAGGCACAGAAATGTCGTTCATCCATACTATAAGTCAAAAAGACAGAACTAGATTAAGAACAATAGTTAAAAGAGTACATCTAAAAAATTACCCTACACATATGATAACAGATTATGAAGCTGATAAATTAGTAGAAGCTTTTGGTGAGGAAACAATTTATAATTTGTTAAAATCTAATGTTGGTGTAAATGTCGATTAATTTTAAATACAAACCAGAAGGTCAAACAATCAAAACCTTTATGAAGTCTGATGACTTCTTTAGAGGTATTAGAGGACCAGTAGGATCTGGCAAATCAGTATCTTGTTGTATAGAAATATTTAGACGAGCTTTACTTCAAAAAAAAAATGATAAAGGTGTTCGTAAATCTAGATGGGCAGTTATAAGAAATACAAATCCACAACTTAGAACTACAACAATTAAAACTTGGCTTGATTGGTTTCCAGAAGATGTATGGGGAAACTTTGCCTGGAGTGTTCCTTATACACATAGAATTATTAAGAATGATTTAGATATAGAAGTTATCTTCTTAGCTTTAGATAGACCAGAAGATGTAAAGAAATTATTATCTTTAGAGCTTACAGGTGTATGGGTTAATGAAGCTAGAGAATTACCTAAATCAATTATAGATGCGTGTACAATGAGGGTAGGAAGATTTCCTAGTATGAGAGAAGGTGGAGCTTCTTGGTATGGAGTAATAGCAGATACTAATGCTCCAGAAGAAGATCATTGGTGGGCAATTATGTCTGGTGATGTTCCAGTACCAGATCATATTTCAAGAGATGAAGCTCTGATGTTAGTCAAACCAGATAACTGGAGTTTTCATACTCAACCTCCTGCAATGAAGGAAATAAAAGAAAATGGAGTTACGACTAGATATGATCCAGCAGAACTCGCAGAAAACAAAAAAAATCTAACAGAAAAATATTACTCTAATATTATTAGAGGTAAAACAAAAGGTTGGATTGATGTTTATGTTTTAAATAAGCTTGGATCTATTGAAGAAGGTAAACCTGTATATCCAAACTTTAAAGAAGAATTGCATTCAGCAAAAGAACAATTAGAGCTTAATCCTAATCAACCTATATGGATAGGAGTTGACTTTGGATTAACACCTGCAGCTATCTTTGGACAAAGAACTGTTACAGGTAGATGGCATATTGTTAATGAACTTGTTTGTTTTGATATGGGTGTAATTAGATTCTCAGAACTATTAAGAAATGAACTTGCAAAATATTATAAAGGATATGAAGTTATGATCTATGGAGATCCTGCTGGAGATTTTAGATCTCAAACAGATGAAAGAACTCCATTCCAAATTATGAGGCAACAAGGTCTTAATGCATTACCTGCTCCATCAAATGATGTAGCTTTAAGAATAGAAGCTGTAGACGCAGCTCTATCTAGATTACTAGATGGTAAGCCTGGATTCTTAATAGATCGTAAATGTGTAAATTTAAAAAAAGGATTTAATGGTGGTTATCATTATAGAAGACTACAAGTATCTGGTGATAGATATGATGAGAAACCATTAAAGAATAGATACTCCCACGTGCATGATGCTTTACAATATTTAATGATGGGAGCTGGAGAAGGTAGAACCATACTAGCAGGTAAAGCTAGATCAACACCAACTATAGCTAAAAGAGATTTTGATGTATTTAAAACTAACAAACCAACTAAAAGGAAAGTATGGGATCTGTTCAAAAGGAATGGTTAGTATATTTTTACGAAGCAGATGAATATCCTTACCCAGATTGGTTACAGTTTTTAAAAAAAGGTTTTAAACATTGTGGAGCTATATCATATAATTCTAAACACGATTCTTGGATTCATCTAGAATATACTCATGCAGGTATTAGATTATCTCATTTAGATAAAAAAGAGCTAGAAGATATGTTGGATTATTTAAAACAATTCAAAGTATTAAGATGTCCAGTAAAAGATCAATGGCATCTTATTAGATTTAAAGATTTAACTTGTGTAGCATTTATGATGAGATTAATAGGATTCTATAAATGGTATATTATTACCCCTTATCAACTTTATTGTGCGTTGATTAAACAAGGATATAAGTCATTTTGGGAGTGATATGTCAAAACCTAAAAAAACAATACAAGAAATTATAGACGAAATGAGAGATCTTCATGATCAAGAAGATGATTTAATGCGTGAGATGGAAGCTGGATTTGGGTCTTTGACAACAGAAGATTTTAACGACATAGACGAACAGGAGGATTAATGGGAGGCATATTTAAAAAACCTGCACTACCAGCAAGAAATATGGATCTTGAAAATCGACTTGCTGCTGAAAGAGCTGCTGAAGAAAAAAGAAAAGCTGATGCTGAAAGAGAAGCTAAATCTTATTCTGAAAAAAAAGCTAAAGGTGTTATAGGAGCAAGATCTTTATTTTCAAAAGCAGGTGGTAGAGGTTTCTTTGGGTAATGGTAGCAAAAGTTTATCAAAATAAAAAAGGTGGACTTAATGCTAAAGGTAGAGCTTTCTTTAAAAGAACTGAAGGTTCTAATTTAAAAGCTCCAGTTAAAACTGGAACTAACCCAAGACGAGTTTCATTTGCAGCTAGATTTGCTGGAATGAAAGGACCAATGAAAGATAAGAATGGTAAACCCACAAGAAAAGCTTTAGCGTTAAAAGCTTGGGGATTTGGCAGTGTAGAAGCTGCTAGGAATTTTGCAAATAGACATAAGAAAAAAACATAATGTCTACTGCAAAAAAAACAAAACCTGCTTTATGGGCAAGAGCTAAAGCTCAAGCCAAAGCAAAAATGGGAGGGAAACACAGTGCTAGAGCTATGCAACTTGCTACAAAAATATATAAGAAAGCAGGTGGAGGCTATAGAGGCTCTAAGTCTTCATCCAACAAGCTTTCAAAATGGAGCAAACAAAAGTGGAGAACAAGCAGTGGTAAAAAGTCAGAAGGTAAAAGAAGGTATTTACCAGACAAGGCTTGGAAAAGTCTTAGCGCAAAAGAGAAAGCTGCGACTAATAGAAGTAAAGCACGTGGTAATAAAAAAGGCAAACAATTCGTTAAACAACCAAAAGGAATTGCTGCCAAAACAAAAAGATACAGAAAATGATTAAATTTATAAATAGATTAATTTCTAAAATTAAAGTAAAGATAGTAGAGATAAAAAATGCAATACGAAGATACAGAAAATAAAGCAATAGAAATACTTAAAAAGTATCAAGAAGCAGTGTCTGTAAAAGATCACTGGAGAGAAAAATTTGAAGAAGCTTATGAGTATTGTCTTCCTAACAGAGAATCATTTTATGATGAATCTCCAGGTCAAAAAAGAACAGATAAAATTTTTGATGAAACTGCAGTAGTAGGAGTACAAGAATTTGCTTCTAGATTACAAGCAGGTATTGTTCCTACATTTGCAAGATGGGCAGATTTTCAAGCTGGTGTAGAAATACCACCAGAACAAAAACCAGAAATTAATAAACAGTTAGATGCAATAACTGATTATGTATTTGAAGTATTACAAAACTCAAACTTCAATCAAGAGATACACGAATCTTTTATGGACTTAGCAGTAGGTACAGGATGTATGTTAGTTGAAGAAGGTGATGCAGTAAATCCAATTAAATTTACAGCAGTACCATTACCTAAGATATGTTTAATGAATGGACCAGATGGTAGAATAGATACTGTATATAGAAAGAGATCTGTTAAACCAGAACACATTAAAGTTTTATATCCTAAAGCTGTAATACCAGAAAACTTTGATCCATTAAGAATGAAAAAAGATTGTTCTATTATAGAAGCTGTTTATAAAATTTATGAAAATAATGTAGAGAAATATAAATACTGTGTAGTTATGGAAGAAGCTAAAGCAGTTATTCTTGAAGAAGAATATACAGGAGAAGGATCTAATCCTTATTTAGTATTTAGATGGAATAAAGCATCTGGTGAAGTTTATGGTAGAGGACCAATATTTAATGCAATGGGTGCTATTAAAACTTGTAATCTTACAATTGAATTAATATTACAAAATGCACAGATGTCGGTATCTGGTGTTTATACTTATGAAGATGATGGAGTTATAAATCCAGATAACATATCATTAGTTCCAGGATCTTTAATACCAGTAGCTCCAGGATCTAGAGGAATAAGTCCTATACCTGCAGCAGCTAATTTTGATGTAGCACAATTAGTATTAAATGATATGAGGCAAAATATTAAGAAAGCTTTATATATGGAAACTCTTGGAAGACCAGAAGGTACACCAATGACAGCAACAGAAGTTTCTGAAAGAATGGCAGATCTATCTAGACAGATAGGATCTTCTTTTGGTAGATTACAATCTGAACTTATATATCCATTATTAAAAAGAATAATTAGATTATTATCTAAACAAGGTAGAATAGATTTACCTAAAGTAAATGGTAGAGAAGTTAAAGTAGCAGCAAGATCTCCATTAGCTAAAGCACAACATATGCAAGACATATCAGATGTAAATAGATTTAATGAAATTATAGCTGGTACATTTGGACCACAAATGATTAATGTAATAGTTAATCAAAATGAAACTGCTAAATACTTAGCAGAAAAAATGAACTTACCAGAAAAACTAATTCGAGATGAAGAAGAACAACAACGGATAGTACAACAAATAAGCCAACTACAAACTTCTGCACCAGAAGGAGAAGTACCACAATAATGGGAAAAAACATGAAACACTATTTTCGAAATGGAAAAGAACATAAAGGTAGTAGTCATAAAATGCCAAACGGTAAACTACACAGTGGAGCTACACACGGCAAAACAAGTAAACCTTTATTTCATTTTGGAAAACTATCTACAGCTGCTAAAAAAATTGCGAGGTCGTAATGAGCTGGGATGGATTAAAAAATAAAAAACCAATACCAGCAAAATCAATAGACGGATATGTAAGAACTTCAGATAATGAAGTTAAACTTAATAAAGCTTTTGCTGCACTATTCAAAGGGGATGACGGAAAAGTTATCCTGGACTATATCAAATCGATAACTACCGAAGCAGTTGCAGGTCCAAACATTGATAGCAACCAGTTATTTCATTTAGAAGGAATGAGATTTCTTACAGGTATAATACAAACAAGAATAAAAAAAGGAGAACAAGATGGTAGATGATAATGCTACAAATACAGCACCAGTCACCACAGATGCACAAGAGCAACCTGCTAGTGATAAACCAGAATTTGTACAAGATAAATTTTGGAATGCTGATAGAAAAGAAGTTAACTTAGAAAATTTAGCTTCTAGTTATAATGCTCTTGAAAAAAAACTTGGATCAAGAACTGAAGATTTGTCTAAACAAATTAGAACAGATCTTGAACAAGAAAAGCTAGGTAAAACTCCAGAAGAATATAAAGTTAATCTTCCAGAGCTTCCAGAAAATGTAGACGTTTCTGTATCAGATGATATGGAAATAGTACAATGGTGGAAAGATACAGCTAAAAAAAATGGATTATCACAAGGTCAATTTGATGAAGGTGTAAATGCTTTTGTTAATAATGCCATGGCAACACTTCCAGATATAAATGGAGAGATGGAAAAGCTTGGTGATAATGCTAAAGAAAGAATAGAAGCAGGTGAGCTTTGGAGTAAAAAAAATTTATCTCCAGAATCTTACAGTACTTTTTCTTCTCTTGCAGCTACTGCTGATGGAGTTAAAGTTATTGAAGAAATAATGAAGCTTACTAAAGATAGCCCTATACCAACAACACCAACACAGGTATCAGTAACACCAAATGAAGATGATTTGAAATCTATGTTACAAGATCCTAGATATTGGGACTCAAGTAAAAGAGATCCTGGTTATGTTAAACGTGTAACAGAGCTGTATGAAAAAGCATACGAAAAGAAAAATTAAGTTTAAATTTAAAAAACTTAAAAGAGATCTACATTGGTTAGATGCAGTTTCTGAATCTGGTTGGGTATCTGAAGAAGATATGGAAGAACAAGAACCAGCTAAAGCTGTGTGTAACCAAATGTGGATATACAAAGAAACAAAAAAACACATCACATTATTCGGAACATATTCATACGATAAAAAAGGTAATTTAGAATTTGGAGAAGTAATTACTATTCCTAAGATATGGATTTAATTGTGCGTTGCTTATAATCGTTCTAAATTCTATTTTTCATCAAGACCTTAAAAATGTTCAATGATTGCCCTTAAGGACAACAATCCTCTGCATTAGTAAGACAATCGGATAATAACGTAACTTAACAACAAACAAAGGACAATAAAATGGCAACATCAATAACAAATGCCTTTATTACTCAGTTTGAAGCAGAAGTTCACATGGCTTACCAAAGAATGGGTTCTAAGTTAAAGAATCTTGTAAGAACTGTGAATGGTGTTAACGGTAACACTGTTAAGTTTCAGAAAGTAGCAAAAGGATCTGCTAATACTAAAGCAAGACATGCTGAAGTAGTAGCAATGGATCTATCTCACAGTAACGTGAGTGCCACTTTAACTGATTACTATGCAGCTGATTACGTTGACAAGCTAGACGAGTTAAAGGTAAACATTGACGAGAGACAAATAGTTGCACAATCTGCAGCATACGCTTTAGGTAGAAAAACTGACAGTGTATTAACTGGGATTATGAATGGAGCTACAACTCTTGCAAACAACTCATCAGGTACAGGTACTGGAATGAATCTTGGCAAATCAACTGCCATGATGGAACTTTTCAATACTAATGACGTTCCTGATGACAATCAAAGATACTGGGTAGTAGGACCAAAACAATGGTCTGATCTACTAGCATTGGATCAATTCTCTAGAGTAGAATACGTTGGCGAAGGTGAACTACCTTACGCTGGTGGTATGACTGCTAAAAGATGGTTAGGATTCTTATGGTTTGTACATAGTGGACTAGAAACTTCTGGTTCTACTGATAGACATACTGTAGCTTTCCATAAATCAGCTTTAGGTTTAGGGGTCGGAACTGATGTAAAAACTGAAGTGAACTATATTCCAGAAAAAGTTTCTCACTTAATTACTTCTATGCTTAGCATAGGTGGTACTTTAGTAGATTCTGATGGTATTAGAGTTCAAAAATGTGCAGAATAATAGGAGATATAATATATGGCATACGCAACTGACAACCCAATCAAAAAGATTGCAGAAGCAGGTGGTAATTCAGTATTCTTCTATATAGATGGAGATGCTATCGGTACTATCGATAACTCTGATTACTTCTTAGCTGCAAAAGATGAAGTTAAACAAGGTGATATTATCATTTGTACATCTGGTATAGGTGGAACAATTGCAGTAGACATGTTAGTAATAACATCAGCTACTGGTGCAGCAGCAATTACAACTGCTGTCTTAGCATAATACACTAAGATTTTGGGGGCGAGGAAACTCGCCCTCATATTAATTAATAGGAAATAAATGGCAACTACAAAAGTAGATATATGTGCAAGAGCTTTAGTTATGATAGGTGCTCAACCTATATCTTCTTTTTCTGATGGTAGCACAGAAGCTCTTGTTGCATCTAATTTATATGAAGACATTGTAGAGTCTTCTTTAACAAGACATAGATGGAAGTTTGCTACTAATCAAAAACAACTATCTTTACTTACTGCTAAACCAGAAGCTAGATATGAATATGCATATCAATTACCAGCTAGTCCAGGAGTTTTACATATAGCTTCTTTAACAGTAAATGATTATGTAATTCCATATACAAGATATAAAGATAAAATTTACGTTAATACTTATGGTGCTAATCATAGTTTAATACTTGATTATATTTACAGAGTAGAAGAAGAATATTTTCCAGCTCATTTTAAAGTTGCTTTAGAATATGAACTAGCTTCTTTATTTGCAGGTTCAGTTGCAAGAGATGCAGGAATGATTAGAGAGTTTAAAGGTTTAGCTGATAGACAATTTTTAATATCTAAAAATATAGATGCTTCAGAAGTAACTAATAAAAAACTTGATACATCTAGATTTATTAATTTAAGAAACACTACGAGAACTGATGTATAATGGCAAGAGCATTAAAAACTGTAATAACAAATTTTTCAGCAGGAGAGCTTAATCCTTTACTAGCTACAAGAACAGATACTCCAGCTTATATTAATGGTGCTAAACAATGTAGAAATTTTGCATTATTAGCAGAAGGTGGTTTAATGAGAAGACCAGGAACTTCTTACTTAGCTACATTACCAGCTGAATGTAGATTAATACCTTTTGTTTTTTCTGATGATGAAATAGCTATTATTGCTTTATCTAATAATAGAATGGATGTTTATAATATTAGTGGTACTGTTTTATCTTCTAATATTACAACTAATTGTAATTGGACTACAGCTCAATTATTTGAATTAAATTTTGCACAGTTTGCAGATACTATCTTTGTTACTCATAGAGATAATGCAATAAGAAAAATATTTAGAACTTCAGCTACAGCTTTTGAAGTACAAGCATTTGCATTTGATACAGACGATTCAATAACTGTAAATAGTACAAATAAATCAAAACAACCTTTTTATAAATATGCTGATGGATCTATAAGTGTAACACTTTCAGCTCATGCAACAGGTGCAGGAAGAACATTAACTGCTTCAGCTAGTGCATTTACATCTGCTTATGTAAACACATATTTAGAAGTAAATAAAAAACAAGTTTTTGTAACAGGATTTACAAGTGCAACTGTATTAACAGTTACTGTTATTGAAGATACAGGAAGTGCTGGACCACATTTTGATTGGAAGGAACAAACAATATCAGCTATTAAAGGTTTTCCCCAAGCAGTTACATTTCATAATAATAGATTATGGTTAGGTGGAATTAAATCTAGACCTTCATCTGTACTAGCATCTACAATTTCAGAGTATTTTAATTTTGATACAGCAGCAGGTGAAGCTGATGAATCTATTGATTTAGATATTGCAGGTTCAGAAATTAATGAAGTAAGACATTTTTTATCTGGTAAAGACTTACAAGTATTTACAGATGGTGGAGAATATTACATACCTAGATCTAATGATAATACTATTACTCCTGGCAACATAGCTGTACTAAGACAAACACCATATGGAATTGGTAGAACTGCTCCAGTAATGTTTGATCAAGCAGCAGGGTTTGTGCAAAAAAATGGTAAATCAGTTAGAGAGTTTGTTTATTCAGATATAGAAGATGGATATAAATCTACATCAGTATCTATACTTGCAGAACATCTTATAGATAGTCCTAAACAAATAGCTATTATAAAAGGTAACTTTACAAGACCAGAACAATATGCATTGTTTTTAAATAGTGGTTCTGTACATAATGGATCTATAGCTTTGTTTCATTCAGTAAGAGATGAAAAAATTGCAGGATGGGGATTATGGTCAACAAAAACAAATGACTTCTTTCATTCTATTATAGCTCTTAATGAGTTTCTTGTAGTAGCTTGTAAAAGACAATTAAATGGTTCTACTGTTTATACTTTAGAAAAGTTTGCAGATGATGATAGTTTAACATTAGATTGTAGCTTAACATCTACTGTATCACAAAGAGGATCGCCTTTAGTTAAAGGAGGTTCACAGTCTGGATCTGTATTAATTACAGATGGTTTTACATCTAATCCATTAGTAAATGAAACATTTAGTATTGCAGGAAATGCTACTGTTTATACAATACAAGCAATAACAAATAATGGTGGAGGAACTTATACATTAAATTTAGATAAAACTTTAGCAGCAACTCCAGCAAATGATGCTGTTATTACTTTAATAAAAGTACATTTACATTCTGTAAATGGAATATATACTAATGAGTCAGTAAATTGTGTAGAAGGAAATAGTAGTCTTGGTGCGTTTACTGTGTCGGCATCTGATACTATTACTTTAACAAATCCTCACGCAACTGGGGTAAAGATAGGATTTAATTATACACCTGTGATAGAAACTATGCCAATTGATAAAGAATTACCAGAAGGTCCATTAACAGGACAACCAAGAAGAATTTCAAGAGCCATCATTGATATTAATTCTGCTTTAGATTTAACTGTAAAAGCTGCAGACAAGACTGCCAAATCTTTAGTAGTCCAACAAGTTAGTTTTACTGGTGGTTCTGACTTAACACCTGTTACAGAAAAAAAAGAATTTTTCTTTTTAGGTTATGATAAAAGTCCAACAGTAACATTATCTCAAGATGATCCATTACCTATTAAAGTATTAGGAATGAGTGTGGAGGTTATATTTGCATGAGTGCTGATCCAGTAACATTAGCTGTTATAAGTACAAGTATTCAAGCTGTAGGAACTTATAAAGGAATACAAGCTCAAAAAGCTGCAAACAAGGCAGCAATAAGATCTTACGAAGATGAGAAAAAGTTTAATGAACTTAAAGCAATACAAGATTCAAACAACGTAAGAGAAGAAGCAAAAAAGAAACAAAAAATTAATAGAGCTATTGTAGCAGGAGCAGGTTACAATGATGATAGTAGACATTTTTTATCTACTCAATCTGAAATAGATAGAATAGCTACAAAAGATATTGGCAATATAAGAATTAATATGATGAGAGGAAATCAAAAAATGGACACTATGATTTACACAACTAAAGTTATGGGTAAAGCACAAGAGTTTGGTGGTTATGCAAGTATAGCATCAGCAGGATTTAAAACAGCTGCTTACGCTAAACAATACAAAGCTGGTAACAACTCAAAAGGTCAATATGATTTAGATTATTTAAACAGAACAACTAATAAGGAAGATGATATTTAATGGCATTAAAACAAGGTAAAAGATTAGTAAATTTAAAATCAAGTGTAGCTGATAATATTGGTATACCTAAATATCCAACAACTAATATAGCAGCACAAATATCTAAACCTATTTCAGAAGCTATTGATTCTTTTAGAAAAATAGCTGAATCAGATGCTTCTGTACAATTTAAAACTTCTTTTAACAAAACATCTACAGAACATTATTTAAATTTAAAAAAGAAATTTGAATTTGATCCAGATGGTATGAAAAATGCTGTAGATGCATATGCTAAAAATACTATTGAAAATACTCCACGTGTATATAGAGATTATGCTACTAACATACTTGCACAAAAAAACTTAGCTAATTTAAATTATGCAGCTGCTAATCATAAAAATTTAAATACTAATATATCATTAGAAAACTGGCAAACTACAAGAACAGAAAATGAAAATTTATATGCAGACAATATGGATAACATTCAAAATGATTCAGATGTAGGATGGTTTACTATTAATAGTTATACAGCAAATACATCATTTAAAAACTTAAATGAATCTTATGGAACTGCTGAAAATAATCTAGTTAATACTAATAGATATAAAGGAACTCAACTTAAAAAAGATTTAGAAAAAGATTTAGAAAATCTTGAAACACTTAGAGTATATAACTTAATGGTTAAAGATACAGAAGATGGTAGCAAAGGAGATGCTTTAACTTATTTAAATAATTATGCTGCTGGAAAAGATTCAAGAAGTTTAACAGAAGATTTATTTGAAAATAAAAACGAAAGAAATAATCCTATATTTAAAAAATATCAAGCTCATATAACTAACGATTTTAATAGAGCAAAAATAGTTAAAGAAGTTATGGCTCTTTATCAAAGTTATAATGGAGATAAGATTAAAGGATTAAATGTTACTAAAGAATATAACTTAGATGGATTGCAAGAACCTGGACAAATTTTAAATGTAATTAATTTTGAAGATGCAAAGAATACTAATGCTGTTGAATATGTAATTAAGAATATGCCTAATGCAAAACCTAAAGATAGAAATGATGCAATTAAAATTGTAGAAGATCATATTCAAATACAACAATTAGTAAGTGATGCTAAGAATGGAACTAAAATAAGTTTTAGAGATATAGAGCAAAAAACATTATTTGGTAAAGCTATTTTAGCTAACAATGGAATTAAT